TGCTTTACCTGAATAGTATTCATACCTTTCATGACGGATATTTTTCTTTTGTTGTTCTGCTTTCTTCCTTAATAACATAAGATTATTAAAGATATCATAATATTTTGCATGAAGAACAGGAATGTTCAATGACTCAGTGTGAAGATTATCAATATCAATCTTTGAATCTTTTTCCCACATTTCCTGTAGTGTAGGAAGATCAATCATTTAGCAACATTCAACATCAGTTATATTGTAGATAGAATACTTGAAAGTGACATCGGCTGTCAAGTATTCAACATCGGTTCCAGTCGCATCAAACTGAATATCAGATAAACTTGTTGGAAATAGATCTTTAAATTTTATACTAAAAATTGGTCTATTGATTCCATTAAGAATAGTCAACGTTCCATCAGAATATAAATTAATCTCACTTCTGTCATCTTTTCTTACTGGACCTTCCTCTTGAAAATCATAAATCTGTTCAAGGCTTTCGGGGAAACCAATGCCTCTCAACCAATGTTGAATTTCCATATAGTTCTCAAGACCCTGGTCAATCAAGAATCTAATTCTTAAGTCATTAAACTCAAGAATTTCACCAGGTCTGGGAATAAATTTTAGGTAGGATGGTTGACTAGCAACTCCCATGGTCATACCAGGAACATTGATTGCATTACCAAAGAAACCTAAGTGTGGAGCTCTGTTTACAATAAAACTAAACCCAGTTGCCTGTAGAAAGTTTCTATCAGTAATTTGTGAACTAAGGGGTTGTGCCATTTATTAATTACCTTCAATCGTAACGTGACCGTCAACATCAATCGACACACCGCCATCAGTTGTGGAGGTGTTCTCAATTCGGTTTACTTTGATTGTGCTCATGATGCACCTCCTTCAAGTGCGGTAAGACGGGCTTCAAGGGTTTCGATCTTGGCGATGGCTTCCTGCAGTGCCTTAGTTAGCGGTGCAATGAACTGGTCATAGCGTAGAGCCTGCCCACTGCTTGGGTCATCCTTATCGGTGAGCACCCAGCCGCCAAAGTCAACACCAGCAGCGTCAACAGCCTGCTTTACTTCTTGAGCGATGAAGCCCCAGTGAGTGCGGGTGCCAGGGACTGGTTCGTAGATGCAATTACCATCCTCATCACGCTCGCCAGTGTCAACTTTGCCACCTTCTACCCATTTGTAGGAGACAGGACGAAGCGACTTGATAAACTCACTCCCTAATGTTGCGCCTGCAATGTCTGTTTTAGCTCTTTGGTCTGAAGTTTGAATAGTTCCATTGGCAGCCCAAATAGCACTAAAGCGATTGGATGATCCACCTGCAGCAACAGCGTTATCAGTTGACGGTGCGATAAATGGAAGGTTGAACCACAACACTGCACCATCCTGCCTAATTCTCATCCGCTCCGTCGGGCTGCTTGCTCCGTCGGCGGTGGTGGAGAACTTTAAGTAAGTTGGGCAATCTGAAGGTGTGTTCCAGCTTCCATCTGATACAGCCGCAATACTTGCACCCCAACCACCGCTTAAATCTTCAAAATTAATAACACCTAATCCTTGAAGTCCACTAGCAGGGTTAGTGTTACCACGTCGTAGAGTTACCACTGCATCCGCTCCGCTTGACCCTGCTCCGCCTTGAACAATCAACAATCCAGAGCCAGAGCCGGAAGACGTGCCAACTAACAACCTGCCGGAGCTGTCGATGCGAGCACGTTCATTACCTGCTGTTTCAAATGAAAAACTGTTGTTGTCGTGATCAAACTGAAGAATACCGCCAATACCGCCGTTAGTATCTTCGTATGTAATTTGAGTAGCGGTTGTACCGTCTGTACCAGTCGCTTTAAAGGTGAGACCTTCGTCATCAACATGTGCGATTACCAACTTGTCGCCAACTGTCGCAGTCCCGATGCCGATATTGCCACTTGAAGATATACGAAGTTTTTCTAATGAGTCTGTAGATAATATTAAGTCTGTAGTACCACCTAATTCTAAATTTCCACTACCACTTTCCTTTATGAAACCATATTGACTCCCACCATTCATGAGACTTACCTGACCAGCAGAAGTTATAAGAAGTCTCTGTTGATCATTTGTGGCAAATTTTAAATCAGTATTATCAACGTTCCATACCTGAGCTGATCCATCTATCATTTGTTGGACATCAAAACCAGTATTACTTCCATACTGTAATCTTAAACTTGCAGGTATATTATCATTAAAAACTTGTAATTGATATGTTGGATTATCTGTTCCGATACCAACATTACCACTAGTAACGTGCAAACCATTACGACCAGTGATAATACCAATAGAATCTACACTAGTTACATCTTCATAAGTGACTGTTCCTGCAATGGATACAGTGTCATTTACCCCACCAATGTTAATTACATTACCACTACGGGGATTAATATTATTAGTGAGAATATTTGACATCGATCAAAGATACTTTTTAGTTATTTATCAAGACATAAAAAAAGAGGGTCAGGGGACCCTCATTTATCGTGTCGTATTCTGTGACAGTTAGCACACAACACTACCATATTATTCATCTCTTCATTTATTTTCTTTATACTCCACACTCTCATCGTTCTAGTTATTGATGATTTATTATACCCCTTAAGAGAATCAGGTTTGAGGTCTTCATTTATGTGATGAAAATCCATACAAACTGGTGGGTAATGATTACCACAATCTGCACATGGTTGATTTTTAAACTCTAGAATATATTGTTTTCTCTCTTCGTACCTTTCTTTTTGTCTATCAGTTTTTGCCATTTTATTTTTATTTATAAAAAAAGACCCCCCATAGTGGGGGGTCTTGATAATCTGATGAAGCCAAGGCCTACATAAGATTTTTGACCGCAACTCTTCTGTAGTAGCGGTTGGAGTTGACACGGAGACGACCCAGACCTTGATCGGTTCCTTCTGCGAAGGGGTTTGCAACCAGACCATAACGGGTCTTGAAGCCGATTTTTGGCTGGAAGGTGTTCTCACCAACTGCACGTACCATCTGAAGAGGTACATATGGGCAATAGAACAGACCTGCGTCATAAGGTGAAGAACCCTTATAACCGACAACATAGTACTGGTTACCTGCAGAAGCGTTAGCTGCAGTCAGGTTAGCCGAATATGGGTCGATGTAGACTCTGAACTTACCGTTGATGGTACCAGCGAAAGTGTTGCCGGTGTCGTCAACGTTCAGGTTTGCGTTCAGTGCTGGGGTGTAGTCGAGGATACCAGCCATGGTCAGTGCGGAAGCAACGTCTGCGGAACACAGAACCATGTTGCCCTTTCCTCTACGAGTTCTTTGAGCAATCGCGTTAGCGTCTCTCTCGATTTGGAAAAGCAGACCTTTGAACTTCTCAACAGACCAACGACCGTTGGAGTCGATGTCGAGGTCGAATACACCAGCAGTTGCGGTGTTGGAAACAGCACCCTGTTCAGCAACCTTATAGATGGTTCTGATGACTTCACGGTTGATCTCAGCAAGAATCTCAGTTGAGAGAATGTTTGCGAGTTCAGCCTCAGCATTCAGACCATGGATTGCCTTGAGGTCTTGTGCCAGTTCCAAGGAGTACTCAGCCTTGAGTGCTCTTGACTTAGCGGTTACAGTGACTTTCTCGATCGAGAATGCCATCTGGTTGAAGTGGTCATTAGTGCCAGAACCCAGGTTCTCAGCATCACCAGTGACCATACCTTCACCGACATTATAGCCAGTTGAAGATGCGGTACCAACAGGGTTCAGAACTGAAGGGTTAGTACCAGACTGTGAAGTTGTACCCAGACCAGCGTTAGCGTCTGAGAAACCTGCGGTGAGGTTGAAACCGTCGTCTTGACCAGAGAATGCAGTATCTGCTTCGTTGAACAGTGCTTCTGCACCAGACTGGTTCTCGTAACGGGAACGCATTGCGAAGATCAGTCCAGTAGGACCGTTCATTGGCTGAACACCAGCCAGGTCATATGCGACCAGGTTTGGCATTGCACGTCTGATCAGGGAGATCAGAACAGGGTCGAAACCAGCGGTAGGACCAATGGCAGGTGAATCAGCACCAAAACCACCTGATGCACCAGCTGCGTTTGCTGCGTTGGTTGGGGTTTCCATCAGGTTGATACCTGACTGGAAAGCTTGCTCCTCACGGAGGAATTTTTCTTGGTTTTCGAGCAGGACTGCGGTTACAGCTCTTCTATGAGTATCCTTGATGGGATCAAGACCTTCATAGTCGAGAAGTGGGCTCCACTTTTCCTGCAGATGTTCGGATTGAAACATTTGCTTTTACCTAATAGTTGTTGTTTGAATGAATGTTAAATTCACTTTTTGAATGCGCCCAGGCTTCTGAGATAAGCATCCATGGATGAACCATGTTGTACTGGTGTTGAATCAACACTCTCAGAAAGAGTTTCTGGTGCTTCAGACCTTGTAGCTGGAGTTCTGGAGAAGTATGACTCCTTCAGTACTTCAAGCTTTTCACGATATTCTTCTTCACTTTCAAACTCAACACTTTCAGCAAGTGAAGCGAGCTTCTCTTTCTGGGTCTCAGCAAGACCTTCAGAGACCATTGAAAGAACTACATC